GTTTCCACCTGCGCCTCGTACTGGCTGTGCTCCAGCACCTTGACCTCTTCCGGCGTCACCAGCATCTGGAACGCCTGCTCATCAAGCCCGGAATAGGACTTCTCGCTGACTTTCGTCTTCTCCTCGTGCCACCACTTGAGGATGCCGTTGCGCTGCAGCACGGCGTCGTGCATGGCATCGTAGATGGCGTCGTAGCCGGAGGTTTCGGGCAGGATCACGTCGTTGACGTAGATGGTTGCCTGCTCGTGGTATTCCTCGTCGCCTTCCTTCGTCGGGATGTACTCGACCACCTGGTCGTTGCCGAGGATGGTACGGACGAGGCTGGGCATCACTTTCTTGATGACCGCCCGCAAGTCCTTGGATATGACCTTCGATCGGCCGATATCGCTCGGGGTGTCCGGCATCTTGCCGTCGAAGTACTCCTGAGCTCTTTCTCTCGTTTTGAGCGTGCCGCCGTCCGTGTCGTCGTCCCGCGCCACCTCGCTTTCCTCGACCAGGCTCTTGACCAGCGCCGCCAGGTCGGAGTCCGACATGTCCTCGGTCTGGGAGCCGCCGCCCCTGCCGCCGGCGTTGGGGTCGATCGATCCCAGGCGGGGCTTATAGCTTCGGGCCATGGGGGGCTCCCTTCTTCGGGCGTCTGGTCTTCAGGTGATCAAGCGCGGCGCGCAAATGGACCCTGGAGGCGGGCTCGTTGGGATCCAGCGTGATGCCGATGTTGAACAGCACATACCGCAGGTCTTTCCAGGACTTGCAGCCGAGCCGCTCCAGCTTGGTGTAGAGGGCATCCTCGTCGTCCAGCGCGTTGGCGCTCTTGTCCGTCATTCGGCCGCCTCCAGCAGGAATGCCTGCTGTACCGCCTCCGGGGCGCGTGGGGCGCGATAGTCGATGAAGAGGTCAAGTTGCCCATAGGCGCGGCGGATGCGCTCACAGGCGATGTTGAAGTGGTGTTCCTCGCGCTCAATGCCGATGAACGATAGCTGTTTCTTGACACAGGCAACGCCCGTGGTGCCGGATCCCATGTAGGGGTCCAGAACGGTGCTGACGCTGTCCGGTAACTGTCCCAACGCCCATTCCATGACGCCGAGGGGCTTTTGCGTCAGGTGGTGGCGGTCCTCGTTGCCCTTGCGGAGCATGCCGTTCCACATGTGGCGGATGCGGCGCACCGCCTTGGGCAGGTTGGTCCACGCCAGTTCGCAATCAGCAAAGTCATTGTCGCCGTTCATCTTGTCCCAGACGAGCCAGCATGAGGCGGGCGGCAGCGTGAAATAGTTGCCGCCGAATATGATCTGCCAATCGCTATTAGCGCGCATCCATTCGATGACATGAGGGCTTGCTGGCTCCTGATCCCAATCCTCTTGCCCGCCATAGTCACGCGCTGGCGCCAGTTTGCCACGCGTGGCCGCTTTCCGACTGCTCTCACCAATCCCATAGGGCGGGTCAGTGACGACAGCATCGACAGGATCAAGCAGCGGCAGCACCTCAAAGGAGTCCGCATGGAATAAAACGCAATCGCCTATGACGACATGCTTGAATTGCTTGGCTTCCGGGGTCAGGTTTTGATATACTGCCGCCATGATCAAGCACCCCCTCGATGGAATGACATTCGGTCGGCTGACGGTTGTGAAATACGCAGGGAGACGCGGGCGGGACCATATTTGGCTGTGCTCATGCGCATGCGGAGGGGAGAAACTATCTCTCTCCAGATCATTGCGCCGAGGCCTACTGAAAAGCTGCGGCTGCCTTCAGCGTGAGACCGCTTCGGTGAGGGGAGCGGCGCATCCGCACTATCGGGGCGGAAAGTCTCATGATGCGAACGGGTATGTGACGCTGACCTCGAAGGAGCACGGCGCGAGCCATCAACTGCGCGAACATCGCGATCTGATGCAGCGGCACCTTGGCCGACAACTGCACCGGGACGAAATCGTGCATCACAGGAACGGCGACAAGACGGATAATCGGCTTGAGAACCTTGAGTTAATGACCCGTGCTGACCATGCAAGGCATCACCACAAACAGCGGCTCCCTGAGTGATGACCTCTTTGCGGATCATCAGATGATCTTCGGGGGGTTGTACTTGATCACGGTCGATCGTTCCACGTCAGCGAACCTGAGCATCATTAGCGCGTAGCGGGAGGCGCTGATAGTATCGTCGCGCTCTTTCACCACTTTCCCATCCTTGCGGTGGTACATCCTGCGCTCCTCGAGCCACGTGCCGCAGGTCGAGAACACCTTCCACCTGCCGGTGCGCATGCGGTCGAGCATGTCCATCAGGCCGGCCTCGACACTGTTGGAGCCGTCCTCGAAGGTCGCCTTCACGGCCGTGAAGTTCAGCCCCTGCGCCCGGTATTGGGCGGCGAGGTTCTCACCAGCCGCAGTGTCGTTGAGGCCGTCGTGGGGCCACGCCCAGGGTAGCCATGCGCCCCACGACTTGAGAGCAGCAGCATGGAAGACCGGTGTCTGCTCGCGTTGGCGGTAGTCCGCGGCGAGGTAAACGCAGTCGTTATCACGGTCCCAAGCCAGCTTCGAAGCTGCCGAGGGGTGATCCCAGCCAAAATCAATGCCGCCGATTTGAGGCCAGTGGGGGGGGATCGGAAAGGGGGCACAGATGATGTTCTCCTCTAGCACGGGGAAGATCAGGCCGGATCCCAGAGTCGGTATGCCGAGCGTTCGGGCTTCGCGCTCGTGGGCGGGGTAGCTGTCGATGATGCGCTGGCGTTCCTCCGGGCTGAAGTGGAGGGCGTCGGCGATGGTCATTGTGACGCGCGCCCGATCGGGGCTGTCCTCGAGGAAGAAGCGGGCGACGACTGACGACATGCCCTTGAGCGGGGTGAAGGTCTGGTAGACCATGCCGCCGGTGGCGTTGGTTCTGGTGATGCCCTCGAAGTAGACGTCTTCCGGGGGTTCCTCATCGAACCAGACGACGTGGACCGTGTTGGCCTGCCATTTCGAGCGGCCCTGATCATAGCTCTTGAGGTAGAGCGTAGAGAGGCCGCCAGAGGCGTGCTTGACCGTGACGGTGTCGAGTGCGTTGGAGACGCCCATACGGCGTGTGCGGGCTTGTATGGCCTGCTGAGGGATGAATCCGGTCCCCCAGTTCTCTTCCTGGTCGGGTGGGCCGACGAGGAGGCGTTGGACGCCGTCGCGGGTTAACTCGGCTGACTCGGAGCCGGCGATGGCGATGATGGGGTGATCGAAGGTGCGGCCGGTCCACCAGGCGGGATAGGTTCCGGTGAGGTGCATGGAGAGTTCGGCGGCGCCGGCCATGGTGTTGTGATGGACAACACCATCAGCGATGTAATTGTGGTGAACATCCACCGTCATGTCGTAAAGATCATGGACGCCAATAGGTTCATACGCTATGATTTGGTCTCCGTCACTATTAGGAGAGACCAATGCGCGGCACCTTCTCGACCATTGACCCGGAAGAACTGCGACGACTGATCGAAGCAGAGAAACTGACACAGCGCGAAGCGGCGAAGCGGCTCGGTTTGTCGCTGTCGGCAATCGAGCGTGCGTGTAAGCGGCACGGGCTAAGAACGCAGCGGACCGGACCACGGAGCGGAGACGGCCATACAGGGTGGAAGGGCGGGCGGGTGCTGGTAGGCGGCTACTGGTACCTATGGGTTGGCCCTGAGCATCCGATGGCCACGAAGCGCGGCTATGTGTCGGAACATCGCAAGATCGTTGCTGACCGGCTGGGCCGACCGCTGGACCCGAAAGAAGTGGTTCACCATGTGAACGGAGACCGGACAGACAATCGTCCAGAAAACCTCGTGCTGTTCGGATCCAATGGGGAGCACCTGTCTCACGAGTGGGCAACATCGGCGAAAATGCGAGAAGCTGACCGACGGTTGACCAGCCTGCGCCTGTCAGAACAACGTGATCGAGAGCGCACTCGAAATGGCGACCTGACGCCAGATGAACTCTGACGCAGTCCTCTGCCGGTTTCTTGATGATGGTACGGACGAGGGCCGGAACGATCGCACTGCCGTCCCATGCCTTGACGTGGAAGGGTGCAGCGCGGTCGATCAGTTGACCGATGGTGGAGGTTGATCCGTCCGGATGCTCAACAGTGCTGGTAATCAGCCTGCATTTGCCGAGCTGGTTGCCTGCGACGAACAGGCGTCTC